GTGCAACATCAATGGGTAAAGTTAAAACTGGCGCTCCTAGCCGTGATGGTATTGCTGAAAAAGGCAAAACCAAAGGTAAACAAATCGTCATGGCTGGTAACAAGGGCATGAACAAAGGCGGCAAGGTTTGCTAATGATGCCCTCACGCGGTATGGGTGACGTTAACCCAGCTAAACTCAAAACCATCAAGAAGAAGGATGGCGATGAACCCGTGAAGATGTACAAAGAAGGCGGCAAAACTAAGTCGGGAGTAAACGCCGCCGGTAACTACACCAAGCCCGGAATGCGTAAGTCTATGTTTGAAAGCATCAAGGCTCGTGCAGTACAAGGCACAGGTGCAGGTCTTTGGAGCGCGAGAAAAGCACAACTCTTAGCAAAGAACTACAAGTCCAAGGGCGGCGGTTACAAGTGAAAAAACCGCAACAAAGTTTGAAAGACTGGGGTGACCAGAAATGGACAACCAAAAGCGGAAAGCCATCGTCAAAGACAGGAGAGCGGTATCTCCCGGAAAAGGCAATCAAGGCACTAAGCCCAGCCGAGTATGCCGCCACAACGAAGGCAAAGCGGGTAGGGAAAGCAGCAGGAAAGCAGTTTGTTAAACAGCCCAAGGGCGTAGCTAAAAAAACAGCGGGGTATAGGTAATGGCTGTAACCACAAGCGTAACTACGTTTAACCCAAACCTCAATGAGTTGATGGAAGAGGCGTTTGAGCGTTGCGGCTTGGAGTTGCGGACTGGTTACGACTTTCGTACTGCACGACGTAGTTTAAACTTCCTGACTACAGAATGGGCAAACCGTGGTATTAACCTGTGGACGATTGAGCAAGGGCAGATTCCACTAATACAAGGGCAGTATATTTACGATTTGCCTTTGGATACTATTGATCTTCTTGAGCATGTTATACGTACTAACCCCGGGCAAATTAGTAACCAAGTAGATATAAACATCAGTAGAATTAGCGTATCAACGTACTCGACTATACCAAACAAATTAACACAAGGCCGTCCGATTCAGGTGTGGATAAACCGCCGTTCCGGGCAGACTACAGATGCACTAGGTGCTACACCCCAAGCGCCACAGATTAATGTATGGCCTTCACCAGACCAAGGCACGGTAGCCCAGCCGTACTATTACTTTGTTTACTGGCGTTTGCGTCGTATGGTGGATGCTGGGACAGGTGCTAATGTTGAAGATATACCATTCCGTTTCCAAAACGCACTCGTAGCTGGCTTGGCGTATATGATTGCTGCCAAAAAGATGGATGTGCCGATGGATAGAATAGCAATGCTTAAAGCACAGTATGATGAGGCTTGGAGCTTTGCGACAGCCGAGGATAGGGAAAAAGCGCCGGATAGATTTGTGCCGCGTATTACGTTTTACAGGTGATGTATGCCAAGTAAATATTCTGCCGGTAAAAAGTCAATTGCGGAATGTGACCGCTGTGGCTTTAGGTACATGTTGAAAGAACTACGCAAGCTGACAATCAAGACCAAAACGGTATCGATTAAAGTTTGTAAAAACTGTTGGGAACCGGATCAACCTCAGTTATCATTAGGGCTATATCCTGTTAACGACCCACAAGCTGTACGGGAACCGAGGCCGGACGTTAGCTACTTACAATCTGGGTATTCTGGGTTGCAGATAACTAATACGCCAAGTTCGTCTGAAGAGTCAAATGGCGACCCAAGTGGTGGTAGTCGAGTGTTTCAGTGGGGTTGGGCACCTGTTGGCGGTGCGGGTTCTTTCGATGCTGGGTTAACGCCCAATTATTTAACGTCACCAACTGCCGTAGGCAGTGTGACAATCTCGTAGGAGTAGATATGAAACACGATGACGCAAAACAAGACATGAAGATGGACAAGAAACAAGATAAAGCTATGATTAAAAAAGCTATCGGGCAGCACGATACCCAACAGCACGGCGGCAAGAAAACTAAGATTGCGTTGAAAAAAGGTGGACCTACATCAATGGATCGTAAAACTATGGGTCGTAATATGTCCCGCGCCAATAACCAACGGAGTCGATAATGGCTAAGTTTTCACAGAAAGTTAAAGGCAAAGAAGTAGGCCAAGCCCCTGTGTATGCTGCACCGCACACTATGAAGGGTGAGAAAATGGACGCAAGTAAAATAGGTAAGTACCAGACTGATCCTAATACTATGAATGCCAAGGAGTCTACTCCGGGCGGTATGCCAGCGCGTCGTGTAAGTATGGGTGATCCAGCATCTACTCAGATCAATAAAAACGGTGAGATTAAAATCCGTGGTACAGGCGCGGCTACTAAAGGTTTGATGGCTCGTGGCCCGATGGCTTAAGTTAACAGTAGGCTAGGAATAAGTTTACAATGAACTACGCGGCGTTATCTACAGCGATACAGGACTACACACAGAACTACGAGACTACTTTCGTAGCTAATATACCCACGTTTGTACAACAGGCGGAAGAACGACTGTACAACACTGTACTGCTCCCAGCACTGCGTAGAAACGTTACAGGGGTAACGACAAGCAGCAATAAATATTTGTCATGCCCTACTGATTTTTTATCTGTGCTTTCTTTATCTGTAATTGACGCAACAGGTAGTCAGCAGTATTTGCTCAACAAGGATGTTAGTTTTATACGTTCGGCGTATCCAAATGCAACCGCCACAGGTATCCCAGAGTACTATTCTTTATTTGGCCCAACGGTAGCATCTGGCGCTATCACAACGGAACTTAGCTTTATTCTCGGCCCGACCCCTGATGCTAACTACGACGTAGAGCTTCACTACTATTACTACCCAGAGTCTATAGTTACTGCGGGTACTTCATGGGTTGGCGATAACTACGATCCTGTCTTGCTTTATGGCTCTTTAGTTGAAGCGTATATCTTCATGAAGGGTGAACAGGACATGATGGCGTACTACGATACAAAATACAAAGAGGCAGTACAACAACTTGTTCGTCTGGGCGCAGGTCTTGAGCAAGGTGATACATACCGTGATACGCAGTTTAAAATGAAGGTGGCTCCGTAATGGCTATTCGGCAAGGTCTGACCAATAGCTTTAAAAACGACATGCTACAAGCAGGTCAGAATTTATTACGGGCACTCTTTACATGTCGTTATATACGTCTTTCGCATCGATTGGCCCAACAACTACCGCCTACACAACCGACAACGAAGTGACAGGTACAGGCTACACGGCTGGTGGGGTTGTGGTGACGGGAGCTACGATAAATACTGATGTGGACACTGGTGTCGTGTACGTGAACTTTAATAATGTGTCTTGGCCCGGTGCGAGCTTTATCGCCCGTGGGGCGTTGATATACAACACAAGTAGCAGCAATAAGTCCATATTAGTATTGGATTTTGGTGCAGACAAGTCGTTTAATGCGGTTAACAATACGGTAGCTATGCCGGTCAATTCTGCAACAACTGCTTTAATTCGTTTACCTTAGAGGTCATTATGCAAAAAGAATTTGGAAGCTTCGGAGATAACGCCGTAGCCACAATGCAAGCACAAGGAAACCTTACTCCAGAAACTGTGGGTATTGAAGGCCACTATCACGTTGTCTGCCGCGACAAAGATGGCAATATCAAATGGGAAGAAGAATTTCCTAATTTAGTTATGGCTGTTGGTAAACAGTTGATGTTTGATACGCTTTTGCGTACGTCTGGTACCTATACAACTGTTGGCCCGTTTCTTGGACTTCTGAAGTCAGGTTACACCGCTGCCGCTGCGGATACGATGTCGATTACTACTGCGAATGAATTTACTGCTTACACAGTTACTGGCTCGGCAGTGCGTGGTACGGCGGTGTTTTCTGCGGCTAGTTCAACAGGCACAACCCCATCGAACGTAACTACTTGCGCTGCTACATCAATTACTTACACCATCACAGGTGCGGGTGGCACGGTTGCGGGTTGTTTCTTGGCTACTGGTACTGGCGCGGTATCTACACAATTAAGCACGGCGGGTACGCTGTATTCTGCTGGTAACTTTGCGACAGCTAAAACCACGACGGTTGGTGACACGGTTGCCGTAACTTATAGCACAACTGCTACCTCGTAATGTTTGGTACGTCGGCGTTTGCAGCTACGCCGTTTGCTGCGCTTTTAGTAATAGGGGGAGGGAACAATTTCTCAGACTCGATTACCGAAAGCGTATCTCTGGCAGATAGTAGCTCGCAAGCTTCGGCGTTTTTACAATCGCTAGCAGAAAATAGTGCGTTGGGCGATAGTAGTGCGCAAGCCTCGGCGTTTTTGCAGTCTATAGCAGAGGATAGTGCGTTAGCTGATGTATTGGCAATCAGTCAAGGGTATAGTTTAAGTCTTTCTGAAAATTTTACAGCAGACGATGTACGTACAATAGCCGCACAGTTTTTGGCAAGTCTGGCTGAGAATCTTGCGTTAGACGACCCGATAGAAATTGGTATCGCGTTTTTTGATAACCCAATCGAAAACGTAGGCGTTGCGGATACCGCAACAGTAGTACTTACTATATTCTTTACCATAGCAGAAGACGTAAACGTAGTAGATATAGAAGATATAACCGCACAGTTTGCAGCGGCGCTTAGTGAAAACTTTACAATACTTGATGTAAGCATTGTTCGTGGGTGGGTTACTATAAATACCAGCAAAGACGCCAACTGGAGCAACATAAACAGCAGCACAACCCCGGGGTGGGTTACTATAAATACCAGCAAAGACGCCAACTGGAGCAACATAAACAGCAGCACAACCCCGGGGTGGGGAGTAATAAATACCGCGCTAAACCCAAGCTGGACTGATATAGATACGGAGTAGTTATGGCGTTAGTTTTAAAAGACCGAGTTCAAGAAACAGGCACGGCTAATACAACCATTAGTTTTACGCTTGCTGGCGCTGTTGCGGGCTATCAGTCTTTTTCGGTGGTTGGGGATACTAACACTACATATTACGCAGCTACCGATACGTCTGGTAACTGGGAGGCAGGTCTTGGTACGTACTCAACTACTGGCCCTACACTAACACGCACAACTATTCTTTCATCCAGCAACGCTGGGTCTGCTGTTACTTTTTCAGGCACAGTAAACGTATTCTTAACGTATCCATCATCTCGTGCTCTTTATCTTGATGGTACAAGCGCAAACATTAATGTTAGCCAAGCAGCGTTTACAGCCAATGGTATTACTTACGCATCTAGTACAACAGCATTAGCCACTAGCTCGGCGTTGACTTTTAACGGCACTAACCTAACTACTACTGGAACCACCACGGCGGCTAGTTTTATACCTACAGGCACTACTGTCCCGACCTATGGGGTGTTTAAAAAAGCAGCTACTGTGTTAGGTTTCTCCGCTAATAGTAGTCCAATGTTGACTCTTTCTGCTGCTGGGGGCTTAGGTGTTGGTACAAATATTAGCGTAAGTGAAGCGCTACTTAAAATTGACCCAACCGGCAATCCTTTTTCCCTATTTACCCCTAGCGCAACAAATGCTTTTGGTTTTTTTAACGCTGGTGGCACTTATGTTTCAAATAATAATTTTGTACAACTTAATGCAAACTCATTAAAATCATCTACATTTAAACTTGATGCTAATAATGATGAAACTTATATTGTAGGTATTGGGACTACGCTGTACATTGAAGGCAACCCAATCCCTTATGACGGGTTTACGCAAATTACTAATGGGTATGCGTTATATGTAAACTCAGGCACTTCATATTTTGGTAGTTCAGTTACGTTGGCTAATGGTGGCGCGTTTAGTGGGACGATTACTGGCACACCTACATTCTCTGGCGCAGTTGTATTAAGTGGCACACCATCCATTAGTACGGGGGCAGCCCTAAGCGGCACGTTTACTGGAACACCTACATTTTCTGGTGCAATTGTATTAAGCGGAACCCCGTCAATAAGCAATGGCGCAGCATTAACTGGCACGTTTAGCGGAACGCCTACATTCTCCGGTGCGACTACACAAAGCGGTGGAGCCACATTTTCTAATACCACTGGTAATAAACTTACCGTAAGCGGAGCAGTTTCGCGCACTGCATGGACAACTACTGGCCCTGCTATTAACATTGCTGCGGGTACGTATACATCAAGTGCTGGCTTAACAGGAACTGTTGCAGCAAGTAGTTTTGCTCAACCAACTTTTGCAGCGACAACAGCAGCACAAACAGTAACAAATGGAGCAACGCTATATATTGCAGCAGCCCCAACTGCCGGAACTAACGTAACAATTACTAATGCGTATTCGCTTTATATTAACGCTGGTGCTGCGTTTTTTGGTGGTGCAACTACGTTAAATAGCGGCGGCGCATTAAGTGGTACGTTTACAGGAACACCGACTTTCTCTGGTGCGGTTGCTTTAACTGGTAGCCCGACAATTACTAACTTGTTGTTAGCAGCGGGTACTGCCTCGTTAGCCCCAATTGATTTTACGGCGGGTACGTTATTGACCACTCCAGTAGAAGGCGCAATGGAGTTTGATGGCACGGCATTTTATACTACTGATGACACAACAGACGGTCGCGGATACCTTGCGTCTATTCACTATTTCCGTTTAGCTGCTGACGTTACTGCTTTTGGTCCTGCTATTGCTAACTTTTTTGGTGCTACATCCGGCATGAATTTAGACGCCGGTGTTTATTATGAAGTTGAAGCGTATTTGTACTTTACAAAAACTACTGCTGGTACAGCTACGTTTACTATGACGTTCAGCAATGGGCCTACAAACAATAATGCTAATTACGTTGGAACTCCTGTTGGCGGTATTGCTACGGTAGGTAGCGCAGTAACAGCAGCTATTGCAAAGTCCACGGCTACTGCGGGAGCATTACCTGCCACGGGTTCATTAACTAATGGCGCTAACCATGCGTTTACTTTACGTTCTATGTTCCAAGCCAATTCAACAACAGGTGGAACATTTAATATTCAAATAACGTCTAGCGGAGCAGGAACGGTAACTCCACTAGCAGGTAGTTACTACAAACTTACACGTTTACCCGCAGCCAATACTGGTGCGTTTGCTTAATAGGTGAGATATGGCTACTTGGAAAATTACTAATATGAAATGCGTTTTAGACCAAAATGGCAGACAAAACGTAGTTAATGAAATCGAGTTTTCTGTAGATGATTTGCTTAATGGTAAGGTTGAAATTCCTTATGTAGATGGCACTTTCTTGCCGTACAACGAACTTACTGAGAGTGCTGTAATTGAATGGGTTAAGTCTGCTTTAACTAACTCTGGTGTTGCTTATTACGAAGATATGGTAGCCCAACTACAGGCTCCAGCAACTACAGGGTACAAAGGACTTCCTTGGGCTTAAAGGCAAACTGCTAGCCTTGATAGCGGAAACTAACGGAGAAATAAATGAGTGACATTAAACTAACGCTAACTTTGGATGAAGTTAATCATGTTCTAGGTGCGCTAGGCGATAGACCTTTTATACAAGTTGTTGACTTAATTACAAAAGTGCGCACACAAGCACAGTCACAAGTGCCAGAACAAAAAGCAGACATGGTTGCTGACGAATTGGTAGGCTAAAAAATTGATCCCATCACCATCCTTGCCGCTGCGAAAACTGCTGCTGCCGCTATACGAAAAGGCTGTGAGTTATATCAGAGTTACAAAGCTCAAGGTATGGAGTTGGTGGATGCGTATGGTCAAGCCAAAGATGTGGTTGCTGACCTTAGTAGCCATCTGGGAAATTTCTTTAAATCGCATGAGCAGTTGGAAAAGCATGTTCACGAAGAAGAGTTAAAAGCTAAGAAAGTACGCAACCCTGAATTGTCGTTGAATCAGGAAGCATTTAACCGAGTATTAGCACAGAAAGAAATGCAGCGTCTTGAAACTGAGCTGCGAGAGATGTTGGTTTACCAAGCGCCGCCACAACTGGGCGCTATTTGGTCAGAATTTGAAGTAATGCGTGACAGGGTTAAAGCCGAACGCGCTGAGGCGCAGAGACAAGAGGTGCTAAAACAACAGGTGGCAGCATGGCGACGGGCAAGTTTAAAAAGAAAGATCAAGGAGCAGCTAACCTCAGTGCTCGCGGTGCTGTTCATAACGTTGTGGTTTCTATGCCTAATGATCCTAATAAGAACGAGTCAGACGTACCAATATCATTTCTCGTCTCCTTGGTGGTCATGTGTATTGTGCTGATAATAGCGCTCCCTGTGATGGGGATGATGTACGTTGATATGAATAATGCAACTGTTGCAGCGATGGAAGAAATAAAGAAAATGCGTGAGTTACGCGCCAAAATACTACTAGGAGTACAGGAATAATGCTTACACTAATTTCAACGTTTCTATCATTCTTGATGGGTGGCTTACCCAAAATACTCGATTTTTTCCAAGATAAGTCAGACAAAAAACACGAGTATGAACTTGCGCAGTTGCAGATAGACCGCGAGATGCAGTTAATTAACGCTGGTTATGTTGCACAGCAACACATTGAAGAAATTAAATTGGACGAGATTAAGACCCAGACACAATCTGCGGAGAAAGTCTCGCTAATCGACGCACAAAAAGCGGAGATGAATGCAATCTATGCCCATGATACGTCGCTCTCTGAAGGCACTTCTACATGGATGAAAGACTTACGCGCATCTGTGCGCCCCGTAATTACGTACGGTTTCTTTTTCTTGTTGGTTGCCATTGATGCGACTTTGGCTTACAAGGGTATAACAAGCGGTGTGGACTTTAATACATTAGCTAATCAGTTATGGGATGACGAGACTCAGGCTTTGTTTGCTGCTATCCTTAGTTTTCATTTTGGTGGTAGAGCGTTTAGCAAATGACGTATACCGTATATCACATACATACTGAACCTAGTTTAAACACTGGGTATATTGGTATTACTACTAATTACGAGTTGCGCATGTCGCAGCATAGTTGGAAACGTAAAAAATCCAATGCCCATTTACGTTTTGCTTTGGCAAGGTACGGTGATACAGTACAAAAATCTATTATTGCTTCTGGATTGGATAGAGAAACAGCGGAATGGGTTGAACGCATGTTACGCCCATTTCCAAATATGGGGTGGAATATAGCAAAAGGTGGAAATATACCGCCATCACCAAAAGGAAAAGTTCGTTCTACTGAATATTGCGCCAATATAGCGGCTGCAAAACAGGGCGATAAAAACCCAATGTTTGGTAAAAAAGTAATTTTTTCTGAAACACATCGAAAGAATCTTTCTGCTGCTATGCGCGGTAAGCCTAGCCGAATTCCAAAAGGTTCAATTAGAAAACAAATAGTTTGTCCTCATTGCAATAAAGTTGGTGGTGAAGGGTCAATGCAAAGGTGGCATTTTGATAGGTGCAGAAATGCCATTAAGTAAAAAAGCACTTGAGTGCATCGCCCATCACGAAGGTGTGAGAACTAAACCTTACCGGTGCCCTGCTGCCCTGCACACAGTCGGCGTCGGACATGTACTTTATCCAGAGCAAGCTAAATTGCCTATGGAAGACCGGCTTAAATACCCAATTAGACCGGAAGATAACCGTGTATTTACAATGGAGGAAGTAGATGCCATACTTGCAAAAGACCTTAATCGTTTTGTTGCGGGAGTTTTGCGTTATTGCCCTAGCGCTATTAATAATCAAAGCTGGCTTGACGCTCTTGTAAGCTTTAGTTTTAACGTAGGTTTAGGTACTCTACAACGCAGCACACTGCGACAGAAACACAACCGGGGCGACCATGCAGGAGCCGCCGAAGAATTTTTAAAGTATTGCAAAGCCGGTGGTAAAGTCTTAAGAGGACTCGAGAACCGCCGTAAAGACGAACGCGCACTATACCTTAGTTAAGGATACATCATGGCATCTACCTACTCCCCCGACTTACGTATCGAGCTTATTGCTAACGGCGAACAATCCGGTTACTGGGGTACAACCACAAACAACAATCTTGGTACGTTAATCGAAGAAGCAATTGCTAAAACAGTTACAGCAACACTTACTTCTGCTGCACCTTGGTTTGTGGCTACTGATGGTGTATCTGATACGGCTCGCTGTGCTGCGGTAGTTGTGTCAGTAAATGGAACAATAACTGCGGACTTTACGGCCTACATCCCACCCGTACCAAAGCTCTATGTAGTTAAAAACAACAGCGCCTACACCATGACGCTGCGCAACGCTACGGGGGTTAATAGCTCTACTTCGGCGGGTGGGACTACTATAGTCATCCCAACAGGTAAAACTGTTCTTGTACGTTCAGACGGTACTAATGTTGTCGGGCAGTTTGATTACATTGCTAACGATTTAACGGTAGGTGGTACCACTAATTTTGTAGGTAATACCACTTTTGGTAATACACGTTTATCAGCGTCTTATGCTCAAGGCAGTGGTAGCACTACGGCTACCTTCACAGTTGCTAACACGTATGTAGGTGGAACAACGGTAGTCTATATCGCTACTACTTCTGGCACTTTCCCTTCAGGTTCTTACACGGTCGCTACAGCGTCATCTACCAACTTTACTGTTACTGCAACAGCACCTGCTACCGCTATATCGGGTAATGCACTTATCACAGACGATGCAGTAACAGTAAATGGGGTTGTTAATCCCGGTGTTATTATTGACGGCTCAAGCACAATTCCTGCGCTACGTGTAACTCAAACCGGTAGTGGAAATGCTTTTCAAGTAGACGATGCTACTAACCCAGACACTACCCCCTTCATAATAGATAACGCCGGACAAATTGTTACTGGATACACAGCCCCGCTATCTGCATTTTCTGCTAACGTATTAACCCCACGCATACAAGAACTTGGCACCGACGCTAACGGCGCTGCGATTGGGGTCGCGGTATTTAGTACTAGCGCAGTATCCTCATTTACCGCTGCGTCATTAGAACTAGCAAGAGCGTATAGTACAGGCCAAATAGGAACTTTTACAGCAGTTCCAACGGACACCCTATTAGGCACAGTTAATTTTTCTGCTGCGGACGGCGCTAAATTTAGACCTGTTGCAAGTATTCGCGGCATATCAGCGGGGGCAGTCTCTACAACTAGCGCCCCGGGAGCTTTATCATTTAGCACCATACCGGCGTTATCAACTGGTATACGTGAACAGCTTCGTATTCTTAGTGATGGCAATATTATTATTGGTAGTGACGAAGGAACCGCAGCTGCTACAGGAAAAATTATCCGTGCAGCAAATGTAGGAAGTCTTGGTGATACTGCTGGCCCCAACTTTACTATTGCAGCGGGTAATGGCACAGGCACCGGTGGTTCTGGCAGCATAGTATTACAAACAGCACCACCTACCACCTCGGGCACAACTCAGCCAACAATGGTTGACCGTTTAACAGTTTTACCAAGCGGTTTGATAGCGGCTAAGTACGGCACAATGGACACTACTACCGTGCCTTCAGAAGCTGTATACCGTTTAGGTGTGGACTACGTCCCAACTGCGAGTACTTCACAAATAGCAATGTTTGGTGTTGGTATACCTGTAGCTGCAAACACTACGTATGAAATAGATATGTCGTTTGTTTTAAAGAGAACCGCAGGAACTACGCAACATTGGATATGGATGGCGTTTGATATAGGAAGCGGGACTATTAGTAGTACAAACTACTGGGTTAACGGATATTACGTTGCATCATCTGCCGCGCTTACTTATGGGCCTACCGCAGGAACTTCGGGGAATGCTCTTTTTGGTCTTATACAAACCCCTGCTATATCATTAGTAACCGCTGCATTAAGCGTTAACCCTAATGCAATATTCCAAGCTAGAGTTACTGGCACGTTTACAGTGGGTACAGCAGGAACCTTTACACCAAAATACTTAACTTCTAGCTCGGCAACAGTTGCTACTGGATTAGCGATAGGGCCTTACACAACCATATCAGGCTCATACATAAAAATTCGCGATTTAAGTGCAACTATTACTGGGGCTACTAACGTTGGTGGTTGGGTTTAAGGAGTAAAGCATGCCTTTACAAAAACTCCAATTTCGCCCCGGTGTTAACCGAGAAAGCACCACGCTTGCTAATGAGGGCGGTTGGTTTGAGTCGGACAAGGTGCGTTTTCGTTCTGGCTACCCTGAAAAAATTGGTGGTTGGGCGGTTGCCGATGGTTCGTTTGCTACATTTGTTGGCGTGTGCCGCTCGCTTTTTAATTGGGCTACGCTTAAGAGCGTTATTTTGCTGGGGCTTGGCACTAACTTAAAATTTTACATAGTGTACGGTGGGCAGTACTACGACATTACACCTATTAGAAGCACGACTGCCGCCGGTGATGTAACTTTTGCAGCTACTAATGGGTCTTCTACTATTACAGTAACTGATGCAGCTTTTGGTGGGCAGACCGGAGATTTTGTTACGTTTAGTGGTGCCGTATCTCTTGGCGGCAACATAACTGCGACTGTTTTAAACCAGCAGTATCAAATAACGTATGTCAGCGTAAACACATACACTATTCAAGCCCGTGCAGCAGGTACGTCTGTAGAAGCCCCCGGCGCGTTTGTTTTAGCCAACGCTTCTGATAGTGGAAATGGTGGCGCGTCTGTTGTTGGTAAATACCAAATTTCCCCCGGCGGAGACATATTTACTTACAGTACTGGTTGGGGCGCAGGGCCTTGGAACGGTGCGGCTATTAGTGTGGGCACTGATGCTTGGGCGCATGGTTGGGGTACGGCTTATACCGCGGGGGCATCCGGTGTTGGTTCGCAATTACGTTTGTGGAGTCAAGCAAATTTTGGGCAGCAATTACTTTTTGCCCCAAGAAGCGGTTCTATTTATTACTGGGACCCCGGTTCAGGCACCACGCCAACCGTTACTAACAACCCCGGGGTAGCGCTTACTTCTAACAGCACAACTCAATGCCCCGCGCAGGTGTATCAGGTAATGGTAGCAGATGCTTCACGTATTGTTATTGCGTTGGGGTGTAATAATTATGAGGGTGCATTAGGCGATGGTTCGTTTGACCCCATGCTTGTCCGTTGGTCTACTAATGAAAACTATTCTGTCTGGTCGCCGTCAGTAGCAAACCAAGCGGGTAGTTTTCGTTTATCTCGTGGGTCTGGAATTATCGCGGGAATACAAACACGCCAAGAAATTTTAGTATGGACTGACTCCACGCTTTATTCAATGCAGTATCTGGGGCCACCATACGTATTTGGTTTTAATATTTTAGCGGACAACGTATCTATCATATCTCCCAATGCTGCGGCAACGGCTAACGGGGTTACATACTGGATGGGTTCAGATAAATTTTATGCGTATTCGGGGCGAGTAGAAACGCTGCCGTGCGCTTTACGTTCGTACGTATTTGACGATATTAACCGAGACCAAGACTACCAAATTGTTAGTGGTACTAATGAGGGCTATTCTGAAATCTGGTGGTTCTACTGCTCGGCAACATCAAATACGATTGACCGCTACGTAATATTTAACTACCTCGACCGTGTTTGGTATTACGGCAACATGAACCGCACTGCATGGTTAGATAGCCCATTACGCCAATACCCACAAGCAACTAACGGAAACCAAGCGTCTTATTTGGCAGCGGCTATAAGCAGTACAGACACAACTATTCCGCTAATAAATTCTGTTGGTTACCCTAATTCGGGGGTTGTAAAAATTGATAGCGAGCAGATAGCATACACAGGAAATACAGGCGCAAGCTTAACCGGCGCTACACGAGGGTATAACAACACTACTGCGGCATCCCACGTTATAAATTCGTTTGTTCCTTCATACGCATCTAACTTACTAGTGTTTCACGAAGCTGCGGTGGATGACGGTACTACTAACCCCCCTTCGGTTATTCCAGCGTTTGTGCAATCGGCGGACTTTAATATTGGTGATGGGCATAACTACGGCTTTGTGTGGCAGATTGTTCCTGATATAACGTTTAATGGGTCAACTACAGCCTCGCCCAACTTACCTCAAGTGACGTTCACTGTGCGCCCAAGACAAAACCCCGGCAATAACTACAATACGGCTGGCTCCCCAACGGTTGCA